TTTCAATAATGGAATTATATCTGACCTTACTTGATAGAAAGGAATATTCGACTTTGATGGTAATACGTCAGCATACATTAATGTTGATTCTTGGTTTTGAACTATTCTATATTTATTTATTTCAGGTCTATAATCCCATTTAGCATTCCCAGTGTCAAAAAATAACATTCGGAAATTATTCGGTATATTTAAAGTGTTAAAATATGATGATGAGAAAGGGTTTGCTTTCCAACTTATAATTTCATTTGAATTAATCTGAGCATTGCTTGTATATGGATACACAGGTGTATCCTGTAAATTTACACCTAAATTTAAAAATCTATTATTTCTATTTAACATTATTTGTTCTCCTATTGGGTCGACCATGTATGTTTTGGTTTGACGATTTGAAAACCCTAATATATCCCATAATGAATTTTTAAAATTGGCATCTGATAATCCAAAATTTCCGATGAATATCCCACAATTAGAGTCGAAGACGGTGTTCGCCTTCATATCTACGTTTTTATTCGACACTTCTTGTAATCCATTCTGAAGGTCTGTCGGTGAAACTTCATATATAGCAGTATTCGCATTCGGATTATCTGTTAATGGAAATGCCACTTTTCCACCATCTACAAGTGATGAAGCAAAATATATTTCAGGGTTTCCTGTTGCTGCTTCTACGGAAATACCTGTTAATATAGAAGGGTCAAACCCCGACATAGCATTATTATATTGTTTTCTTGCTGTGTGTAATTGACTTATATTAAATCTGCTTTCGGTGTCATCAAAATTAAATAAGAAATTATCTGCTCCGAGATAAATCTGGTCATTGCCTGTATCATAGTCCCAGTATTTAGGACCTGGCGGAAATGATTTTCCTACCTCTGATGGAATTGTAAATTGATTTTTATATATCTGATGTTGAACTGGAGTAGGTGGATTTTGTCCAGTGTGAACAATGTCCAGCGTTAATGCTGAATAATCACCCATTCCATTCCACAGCATTATTGATTGATTACCATGAGCAGAGAAATGACAGTCCCACCCTATTCTTGAATAATCAACTGTTGCTATAGGAAAAGTGGCAGGTTTGAATGCTTCTTTAGCATTCGCACCGAATGTTCCACCATATTTATCTTTTTCTAAAGTGTAGAATTCGAAATAAGGTGCGGAAGGCACAGGGGGTGGACCTGCGTTGGCAGTAGTCATTTTTATATAAAATCTACCCTTAACCATCGCATAAAAATTGCCATCGTCTGCTTTCCATCTATGAAAAACCCCATAGGCATTCGTATCCGAAAAACCTGTATATGATGAATCCCACGTTAGATATAATGGGTTAGAGATTCTTTCTTTTGTAACAAAATCAATAATGTTATTATCTGTTCCTAATATTTGTTTTTTATAACTTTTTAGGTCCGGATACTGTCTCTCAAGACAATCAACGTGTAAAAATACACTGTTTAAATTTGTTGATGATGTCAATTTACCGACCTTTGTCTCATAAAATTCGGGGTCATTTCTAATTAATTTAAATACTTTATCGTATTGACTTAATATTGCTTCATCATATGGAATGCTGGTGAACATATCATATTCTTTAAATTCTTCTTGAGTTGAAGTCGAACAATCAATCGTGTTTAAAAATACAAAATTTTTTTGATATGAAGCATATTCTATGTCCTGTAAAATGCTCCTGGCATATAAGAATAATTCAGGATTGTAACACCCTATATATTCAAAATTTTTCTGATATTGTTGGACTTCTTCATCATTGTTTTTAATACCTAACGCCCCCTCAACCCATTTCCCCCATCCATTTGTATAATATGTTCTTCTTGTAGCACAATTAAATAATTTAAATATTTCTGTTTCACAAGTTAGACCACCTAATATATCCTTATAATCAGTCCCCCATCCTAAAGCGTCACCTGGTTGGTCTTGCGTATTCCTGTAACATCTCATTTTCTTTTTTGTTGGTGGACCGTGTTTTTCTAATTGTTGACTTATTTGCTCTGCTACACTTGAAGGTGAAACAAAACCTTTGTCTATTTCAATTTCAACTTTATTATAAAATATTGAATATTGGAAATTTTGCTGGTCTCGTTCATATATTAAACCATTTACTGTTCGTCCGATTTCATCACCTGTCCAGATTGAATTCGGGTCTCTTTTTAAAATTGTATATCTTTTATTATCTATAGGAAAAGCATAATTATAAATAGATTGATAATCTGAAGAAGTCATTCCATACTGTTCCTCTTGAAGGTCCACGTCTTTAGCATTTCCGATTGCTCTATATACTGTTTCATAGTCGGTTAATGGATAGTCAAACGCTGGAAACGGTATCGGAAAGTTATACAGTCCGTCTTGATTCTTGTAAAATTCAATCTGAAGTGTAACTTTATTATCATAGACTTCATATTTATTTTTTACATATTTACTAGTTGTTTCGTCATATTCATAAAATTCAGAATCACCCACTTTTTTTCCCTTGAATTCAATGACATCTGTTCCACTGCCACGGATGTTTATTCCAGCATATTGAACAGATAATTTTGAGTTTTCAGGAAGTTCAAGACCACCGTCAATACGGTTAATCCATCTTGAATTATTGGCAGACTTTTCAAAAGAATGGTCTGCGTCACATTCTAAGAATACAAAATCTGCTGTTTCACCTTTGCTTTCATTTTTAGTTGACATTTATATTATATTAATATATTATATTAAAAAGATTTTATATTTTAAACAAACTTTTTAAAAAAAAAAGTTTTAACAAAAAATATAGTTTAAAAAGTTTAAAGAAATAAAAAGTTTATTTATTCGTAGACCTCAGACCATCTTCCATTGCTTAGAATCAGTGTTTTCGCTAATTCTAAGAATACAAGTTGATTATATGCCTTGTTCGTAGGCGCTGCTGCTCTAGAAGTTAAATATAACTCAGCACCCCTATTGTTTATACGCTCCGCAGTGATATTTCTCATACTAATAAATCGCTTTTGACCTTCAAGTGTTGCGTCTTGGTCGTATCCTTCAATCGTATTTAATGAAGTGAAGTCAACACCCTGACTCGCAGAATAATCACGTCCACTGATATTCATTGGAAGACCCTCGGACATAAAAGTTGTTACGTATTGTTCCATTGGGTTCTTCAATTCTATCGGATATAAAAATCTGTCATTAATTTTCACATTCATTTCTAATTTATCACCAGTTATTCCACCAATATCTGAGAAATAACGATTATTTAGACTTCCACTTAAATCTGTGGTTAAATCTGTATGAATAATAGTCATAGTGTTTAACTGTTTTGAAGCAGCACCTAAATTCCGAACATATTCAGGATTTGTCGAATAATTCTGTGTCGTCATAACCAGTTTATTTTCCATAAAAGGAAGTTGTAAATTAGAATTATTATTTTTGAAATCCTCCATAATCTGGGCGTCATAAAAAATATAATCCGCAATTAATACAGGACTGTCGACGTCAAGTTCGTAGACAGGAAGGGCAATGCCACTCTGGGCACAGTATGTTTTAGCACCACTGTCTTCTAAAAATAATTCAATTACAACCTCCTGTTCACAGAGATAAAGTGGAATCTGAGTGAAGCGCAGTGAATTAAATAGGTCGTGTAAATCAATAACGTAATCAGTAAGAGTTGGAATGGCAGCGACCTCTTTGACATTTGTTTTAACGAGTTTGTTAGTGTTGGCATTTGTTCCTGAACCAGGGGTGAATGCCAGTTGAAAATCACGTCCAGTTTCATACGATATTTCTGATAAATTTTCAGTTCCGTCCGCCACTCCCACACTACTCATCTTAGGCACTCTCATTCCTTTTAAACAGGTGTTAAGACCCGATTTATAAACTTCTTTTCTTAAAACTTGCTCGGTATCGATAAAAGTATTTTTATAACTTGCCAGTGTGTTGAAATTTTCCGTCTGGTCAAGGATGGTAGTTCCGCACCGAAGCACACATTTTTTAATATATGCTTTAGCGCCACATGGCATACTAAGAAAAGCACGAGTGTCTCCGCTTATCTTTTTTAATGAAAATTTAATTTTACTATTGCTATGTAATATCCCTTTTTTATCCAAAGTCCAACGAATATAGTTTTTTCGTGATACTACAGGGTCGAGCAGTGAAGTCTCGATTCCCTGAGTTTCTTGAAACATGCGACAGTTTGGTTTAAGAATATCTGGCACAGCATTATTAAGACAATTCTTAGAATTGACCGTGCCTGGGTTTAATGCTTTGATAGATTGAC